TATTTTACATCTTTTTATTTTTACTGATTGCGAGTCCGGCGTGGGCGACTTCCTATTTCCCATTTTTTGCGGGAGGAACAGAAACAAGGGCTTATTTTGCATTACCTAATCCCACTGGTTCTGTAAAAGATTTAGACGCTCAAATCAAAACTATAAATGCTGGTGGTTCAGTTACACTTTCCGGCTTGACCTGTGATTTGTCTCTGGTAGATGGAACTTCCTTTATCACAAATCCTTCCGTTGACTTGCGTAAATATGTTGGGTTTAAAATAACAGTGTCCGCTAGCGGCCAGACGCTTGTTGGTTGGATTAAAGCGGCGGGGACAGGCGAGACAACCAATACTGTTTACACATCTGATTTTAGCGCAGGGCTGGATGGCTGGGCCGTAGAGTTCGGTACTGGTTATGGGTCTAGCGGTACGTTCGTCTGGGATACTGATAAAGCAGTGCTTAGTGTTACTGCACCAACGGGATTTAACACTCGACCATATATAAAAAAACTAGATATAGCCGGAATGAATACCGGTGCGCTTCACCAGTTAGAATTTGATTACACTGTTGTTAGTGGTACGGCAAAACTGATGGGATTTATATTTGGAGGGGGTTATACAAATCTTGGAATCATTTTGTCTGGAACAGGCACATATAATGCTGGGTATCAAACATCTAGTGGCGCACAAAACGATGATATTCTTCTTTATTTCAATGGAAAAGATTACACCTTTAGTCTGGATATACTAGCGGTGAGATTGAAAAATATTCTCACCCCTTCCGCCACCGGTATCACCATTGTATCGGAAAAAGATGGCTCAACTTATAACTGGACATCAGACAGTGGGATTAATGCTAATTCTACTTCGTTCACAGTAGTAATAACAAAGGAGTAGTTGTTATGTTTCTGAAATTTAAAACAATTAAAGAAGCGGAAACGGCGAGACAAAATCAGCAGAAACTACTTCCCATAAATCACATTATCTGCCCGCCGATTCCTGTTTATGATGGGACGTATGCTATCCCAAAAGACATTGAGTTTGAAAGTAATGGCGAACTAGTGGAATCAATAGAACCTCCGGTTGAGGAAGTTATTTAGAGAGCGGCTGTCTGCACAAACAGACCGGCACAAGAGGGAGTGCTACTACAGTTAATGGTTCTTGGGTAGCAGAAATTTAGTGTGATATTTTAAGGGGAAATATTTATGGACTATTATTTAATAAGACAAAAATTTGTTGAGATTTCTGGTCGCTATGATCTTGTAGATCCTATTACATGGGAAGATAATGGAGCAGATTTCTATTTAAATATGGGACAGAAGCTTCTTGACCGAAATCTTAATAGTAAGAAGATGGAAGCTAGATACCCATTTGCTCTTACATCTGGAAATATTATAGTAAAGACTCCAGGTTTACGTTCTATAAGAGAAGTCTGGATAGCGAATGAAGAGAATAAGGTACAATTAACTTACGTACCATTAGATCAACTAAGAAACGCTTTCGCTAAAGAATCTAGCTTATTAGATAAAACAGCCCCTTCATACTATTCTCTTGCTTCATTTAGACCATTTCCTGATGAGTTAATTACTGTTACAGGTCTTTATGATGTTGAAGATTTACTATTATCAGGTACTCATTATACCTATAATGGAATAATAGTAATGCCTCCACCTGATGAAGATTATACATTAACTATCTGGGGATTGTTTTATAGTCCAGCTTTGTCAGCTACCTTTACAGGTGGCGCTTGGGTACAGACAAAAAGCTATTGGACTGAGAATGAGCCTGAGACTTTACTTGAGGCTGCTTTGTCAAGACTAGCAACATTCGCTGGAAATCTTACAAGTGCAAAAGAGCATAAAGAAGCTATGCTTGAAGATCTCCGTGATCTTGATTTTGATTCAGTAGAAGAATCCCTTCTTGGTGATATGGAAATGGGGGATTAAGTTTGTTTAATTAATAAACAATCTAATAATAAAATTTAAGGAGCATTTAAAATGATTACTGAAGAAGAGCGTAATGAGATTATAGATAAGGCGGTTGAGAAGGCTATGTTAGTATTACCAGAAGTAGTAGGTAATCTAATCACACAGCATATTACTCTCACTAAATTAAATAGTGAATTTTATAACACTCATCCTGAATTTAAGGATAAGAAAGACATAGTAGCATCTGTAATTGAGATGATGGATAGTGAAAATCCTCTAATGGATTATAAAGAATTGCTTAATAAAGCAGTTCCTAAAATCAAGGAGAGGATTAAACTTACCAATGAAATTAATACGACTGTAGTTAATCCTGAACCTAATAGAAACTTTAATGGGGTTATCTAAATGGAATCGTCAGTTGCACAAGGCGGTAAATTTTCTCTTACTATTAAGACTAAAGAATTAGCTAAGGGATTAAGACCATCAAAAAGAAATCAGAGAGATAATGACTTTCTAATTACTTGTTCAGGTGCAGTAGGAAAAGATGGAGTATTACAAGTCACCGATGAACTTGTAAGGATGGCGACTGAACTTATTACAGACGGTTTTCCTTTTCCACAGTTATTTGTATTTACTAATATGATTATAGTCTGTGGATTGAAGAAGATATACGAGTGGAATGGAACTTCATTAGATTTAAAATATACTGCTACGGATGCTGGGAGTACTTGGTCTGCCGTCGCTTTTTATGATTATGTCTATATGAGTAATGGAAAGATTGTAGTAATTAGGAGTGCTGGAGATTTTGCCTATTCACTATCTTCAATACTTCCCTCAGCTATGGCAATATGTAATTATAACGGTCAGGTAATTATAGGTGCTCCAGATGTTAATGGATTAGGGGCTAATTTGGTTCTTCCATCTTTACCTATAACAGTAACAGTTTCACAGCTTGGAGAGATGTAATGGAAGCTACTGGTGGAACAGTATATAATATAGGTTCATACAGATATCATGTATTTCTGTCTACAGATAATTTTGTAGTCACTGAGGATGGACAGTGTGATATTTTAGTTATAGCTCCTGGAAGTGAAGGTTTTTATGGTGGTGGTGGAGCAGGTGGCTATAGAAAGAAAAGTGATATACATCTTCCTTTAGGTACTTATGTTGTAGCTCTTAATTATTCTGACTCTGTTTTTGATTCAAGTGGTTTTGTCTCTGTATATCTAGCCAATAGAGGTGGACATGGTCAAATATCTGATGGCAATGGAACTGCTGGTGGTTCAGGTGGTGGTGCTGCTTCTTTTGGGCATATAGGTGGAATAGGCAATATTGGAGGATTTACACCTCCTGAAGGAAATGATGGTGGAGATAGTGTAGATAATGCTGAAGGTGGTGGTGGAGGATTTAGCGAAGAGGGTCATCCAGGTGTTGGATTTACTGGTGGTGATGGTGGAGATGGCGTAAGTGATCCTTTTCTATTAGATATTTTTGGTTCTGGTTGGTGTTGTGGAGGTGGAGGTGGAGCTGGCCATCCTTTTAATGGAGAGGGTGGAAGAGGTAGTGGAAAAGATTGCTATGGTGGCGGAGGTACTTATGGTATAGATGATGGAGATGGAGGAGTAGGTATTGTTGTTATAAGATATCTCACCACTCCAGAAAATCCAATCACTCCAGAAGGTACATATGGAGAAGGAAACCATCCAGATGGTTTCTATAATGAAGGAGATGAATTTCGTTATGCTCCTGGACATGAAGATCCTGAAGGAACTGCCTTATGGGATATGACAAATAGTTTTGGTCATCCTCCAATTACACCTACCCACTTTCCAGGCTGCGGTTACTGGTGGAAGGTTGATGGAGTAGCAAGTGGCCCTACTAGATCATCAGTACCTTATAGCAATACAAGTAAGAAGTGGTTAGCTAATAAAGGAAATGGGTCTTGGGAACTATAAATAATTAAACTAATTTAGGAGGTATTTAAAATGGCAAGTGTTGCAAGTAATAAATTAAAGTTCTTATTGGCATCAAAGATCATTGACTTTGCAAATGATTCTTTTATCATAATCTTGATGCAGTCTGGATTTGTCTTTGACAAAGACGCTCATCATTGTTATGCAGATGTCTCGGCAAGTGAGTTGGCAACAGCTAATGGTTATACTATCAAAACAAAAGCTTTAGCTGGAGTAGCTGTTACGGAAGACGATACAAACGACAGATGTGAAGTAACTTGGTCTAATGTAACATGGGTTGCAGCTGGTGGTTCTATAGGACCTACACCTGGAGCTATTATTATAGATGATACAGTGGCAGCTGCCGGAGTAGCTCCTGCAGACCCTATCATTGGATATATAGATTTTGGTGGAGATCAAACTCAAGCTGATGGTGGCTCAGCTATTATCAGTAATATTGCTGTAAGAATAGCATAACTTAGATTGTTTATTAATTAAACAATCTGAATAATTTAGGAGGGTAAAATGAAATTAGGTCTTGGTGTTAGAACACTTAGTGGAGGGATAGCCGAAGCAGCGTGGGAGATTAGAGCGGGTGCTTCTCCTGGAAGATTAAGAATTATGGAAATAGGCTTTTTTCTTGCTGCTGCTACAGCATCTATTATTGGTCTTGGGAGGCCGGCAGATATTGGAGATACTCCTACTACTCCAGTAGATTTTTTACCTGAAGACCCTGCTAATATTCTCGCTGCTAATGTAGCATTGTCAGCCTTAGCATGGGGAACAGGTCCTACAGTTCCTGTTAGTTTTCTTAGAAGAATAGCTCTTCCTGCAACTATAGGTACTGGTGTTATTTGGACTTTTCCTGAGGGCTTGGTAATCCCTGCAAATGGTAGTATTGTCTTATGGAACATAGCTGAGAATAGTGTACTTGATGCTTATGCAGTGCTTGATATTTAACCGGAGGGTTAAGGATGTCTATATATCCAAGAACTATATTTGAAGTTCCAAGGATAGCATTACCTGCTTTTGTTGTAGTTCCTCGTACTATAGGTAGCTCTGCTGTTGATATAGTAGCTGAACCTATTGAAGTAGTTATAAGTCAAAGAGGAAATATAACTCACTATCCTCAAGCTGCTGTAAATTCTGCATTAGATCAAGAGTTTGAAGTATCTGAACTTGATATGGCTATTACTATTTTAGGTTCTTGGTTAAATGTTGGAATAGTTGCTGCCCCTATCACAGTTACTTTATCTAATTTAGGTTCTTTACAAGTTGCAGTATTTTTCAGCTCGAGTGCCTTAATTACATTAACTATTAATATGGGTTCTCCTGAGATAGTAACTGAAGGGGTTAAGAGAGGTTGGGTTAAGTGGTCAAATATAGGAAGTATAGACTTTACAGTTGGTAAGGATAATATAGCTGGAGAGCGTCCTTTAGATTGGAAAGGATGGGTATATGCAATTAAGAAGTTAGGGAATAAGATTATTGTTTATGGAGAGAATGGAGTCTCCATGCTTGCTCCTAACGAAAATGTCTTTGGATTAGTTCCTATTTATGGTGTAGGCCTTAAAGGTAAACATGCAGTCGCTGGCGATGAAAAGATACAATTTTTTATAGACAATTATGGAAGGTTATTTAGTATTGGTGAAATAGCGATGAAATCATCTCTATTTGAATCTTCAATAACTCCAGAGAGATTAGATTATTCTGAGTTTTTTAATACTATGATTAATCCAACCCTTTCTTGGGATAAGCTAAATAATCTTCTCTATATCTGTGATGGTATCTCTGGATATGTTTATTCGTCAGAAGATAAAAGTCTTGGTGAAGGGCCTATTAATATAACAGGAATTGATACACAAGATAACACACTTTATGTAGTGGCTTCATCTACAATAGATAATCCAGTATTTGAAATATGTACAGATATCTATGATATGGGAAGTAGAAAAAATAAAACTATTTCTACTATTGAGTTAGGTACAGACGCAACAGATGATCTTTTTGTATCTATTGATTATAGAAAGGATAAGGCTGCTGAATTTAAAACTCTTGGCTGGCATAAAGTTAATCCTAATGGAATTGCTAATATTCCTTGTTTTGGTGTAGAATTTAGAATCAGAGTAAAAAAGACTAACTATGAATATTTTGAGTTGGATTATATAAGAGTTAATGGAATAGTCCATAACTATATTTTTCAATATCCTTATGTAGGGAGATAAAAATGATAGTAAAAATATTGTCGTCACAAGTACCACAATTCTGGGAAGCTATAAAATTTGCTGCTACACAAGCAGATGAAGTAAATGTTGAAGATACTCAGCTATATCTTAATGAATTACTTCATGCACTCTTAAATGATAAGGCTCAGTGCTTTACAGTTCTTGATGATAACAGAGTGTTAGTTGGTGTTCTTATTACAAGAATAGAAATTGACAAAATTACTGGTGAGAGATTTTTATATCTACAAATAGGCTATACATGGAAATCGTTAGAAGATAAGATATGGAAAGAGACTTATGAGATATTTAGATCTTTTGCAACTAACTTACAGTGTAAATATATTTTATTTAGTTCTCGTAATCCTGCTATATGGAATAGGATGGAGAAGCTTGGATTTAAGGAAAAAATCAGAACTCATAGTCTTAATTTAGATTAAGGAGCTTATTATGGGAAGCAGTGGAAGCAGTAGCGGAAGCACCAAAACAACTATTCGATATGCTGATTATATCGAAACTAAACATAAGTCATTTTTAGATTCAGTAGCTGATGCTCGTATAGATCTTATTGGAGTATCTACTGGTTCTATTATGTCAAAACAGGCCTATCTAAACTATCTATATCCTGGAGTATTTAATATTATTCCTAAGCTAATAGCAATAGCAGATGGGTCATTTGAAGCAGCTTATGCAGAGTATGTAGCATCTTTCAGTGCACAAACTATTGTCGAAGATAGTTCGCCATTTAAAGATTATATAGATATAGATGTTGATAGTGCTTTCTTTGGTGCAGGGTACCTCATTAGTTCATTTCCATCCCTCTATGATATGTATGGGAAGTTTATGGCTGGTCTTGATATTGATGCCTTATGGACGCAGATATTTGAAGACACTGTAAATTCATCTCAGGTAAGTGAATTAGTTTCAGCCGAAGCAGCTCTCATGGATGACGAGATTGAAACTACTTCTCTTCCAAGACTTCAAACAGGCATGAGAGATATAAATGCTGTAATAGGTTCTTCTTTTGTAATAGGCAAGGCATTAATTGAAGATGCTAAAGTTAAATCACTTGCAAAATTTAGTGCTGATTTAAAATATCGCTTGATTTCTGTAGCAGCCAATAGATGGTCTACACACCTTGATTGGAATAAAGGTGTTGTAGGTGTATATGCTGAAATAATGAAGTTTTACTTCTCTGCTAAATCTGACATAGATGAGGTAAATTATGCAATGGCAGCTAAGAATAAACTCTGGCCTTTTACAGTTCTTGATTTTGAACGTGCAGCATTAGGTGCTTTACAAGGGGCTACAAACTCAAAAACAGATGTTGCTGGGGCTAGTACAGCATCTAAAATGATTGGTGGAGCTTTAACAGGTGCTGCAATGGGTGCTATGGTTGGAGGTTCGATTAACCAACCAGTAGCTGCTGGAGCGGCTGCCGGTTCAGCTGGAACATATGCAGGTTGGGGCTCTGTAGTTGGAGCAGGCTTGGGAATAGCAGCAGCTCTTACATATTAAGTTCGTTTTATCATTAAACGATCTTATGGAGTCTTACTATGGGTGGGAGTAGTAGCAGTAGCGGGAGTACGAAGTTAACAATTAGATATGCTCCCTATATCGAAACACAGCATAAAAACTTTTTAAATCTAACTGCTGTGTATAGAGTACTTGCTACAGAAAATTCTCCATTTGTTAATTATGAGAATATAGATATAAATAGTTCATTCTTTGGTTTAGGTTATGCTATTAGTAATTTTCCAGCTATCTACGATATGTTTGGAAAGCATATGGCAGGGCTTAATATAGAAAATATTTGGCATAAGTCTTTTGATAATGTAGTTGATGAAACTAATACTAATGCAATAATAACAGAAAAGATAAAAGCTATTGATGATGATATACAAAAAGATCTTACAAAAATTCAGACGGGTATGAGGGACTTAAATGCTGTTAATACAACATCTTTTGTAATAAGCAAATCAATGATAGAGAATAAGAGAGTTAAAGAGTTTGCTAAAATAAGTCTTGAGACTAAAGCAAATTTATTGACAGAGGCAGAGAGTAAATATATAGCTTCTTTAAATACAGAGAAACAAACAATAACTGCTTATGCACAGAATATGAAAAACTATTTTATGTTTGCAGATACGATAAATGATATTAACTATAATTTTGCAAGTAGAAATGCCCTCTGGCCATTTACTTCATTATCTTTTGAAGGGGCTGCTTTGGGTTCTTTACAAGGAACAGTTGCTTGGAATAAGCAGTTGTCACCTAGAGAAAGGTCTACTGTTTCATCTGTACTTTTAGTATCTTCTTATGGAGCTACTGGAGCCTCCATAGGATCTAGCATTCTTCCAGGTTGGGGAACTGCCATTGGTGCAGCTGTTGGTGCAGTAGTAGGAATAGCAGCATTACTTTTAGAATAATTAGGAGGAATAAAGATGGAAAATAATGCAGGTGGTTTGAGTAATCTATTACAGAATAAACTGTTTTTACAGTATCTTTCTGGGGCTGGAGCTGATATTAGTTCTGGGAAAGGTTTAGGTGCTAATGTTAATAATATTACACAACAGAATATTTCATCACAGAATATGGCTAAGCTATTGCAACAGGTATTAGGGCCTGATGGTACTAAAGCAACACTTAGTAATACAGGTATAAATCTTACTATACCGAAGGAAACTGCTTTATTTTCTAGTCTACTTCAGGGCACAGAACCTGGTGGATTATGGGAAGGTATGGCTGCTCCACTTGGTACACCAAAAGAAGCTAATACAGCTCCTGTGACTACTTCACCTATGGGAGGTGGAAGCTCTGTCGCAAACCCTTTCGACGAAACAGTTTCAAGCTTTAATCCAACTGCCTCTGATTTGGCTGGCTTAACAGCACAAGATATATCATCAGTAATAGGAGCAAAAATGCAGAGAGATGCGTCGATTGCTGATAGTGTTTATAAAGGTAAACTATCTGAAAATATTGATTCTGAAATAGCAGCGAGAACTCCAAGATTTGAGATTCCTGGTATTGGTAAAGTTAATGCTTCACAGTACTTAGACTGGCAGAGACTTCAACAAAGCAATAAGCCAACTGAGGCTAAGCTTTATGAGTATGCTTTACAGCAGGGGTTCAAAGGAAGCTTTATGGAGTTTAAAGATTCTGCCATTACAACTCATAAGAAAGATTATGATGAGGCTGTTAGAGGTGGATATAAAGGAAGCTTCAATACTTGGATGACTCAAATGGCTAAGGCTGGAGCAATTAATCTTGGAGATAAAGTTGCAGAGAAAAAAGCTCTTGGTGGTGCTCAAAGTCAACTTGATGTTATGAGTCCTGATTATGCCAGAACAGTTTCATCTAAAACTGTTGACGCAAAAGGTTGGAACTATAAAAACATGGCAGCTATAGATGACATTGTAAAGAAGTATCCTAATCTTTCTCAAGAACAAGCTACTCAAGCATTGAAAATGGCTACTGTTCGTAAGATAATGGATGGTGAGATTAAGCAAGCCTTCCAAGATCAGAAGGTTCAATACACAAAAGATGGTTGGTACGTAGATGGAAAATTAGTAGTGAGGGATCCCTATGCCAAATAATTTCTTAGAGTTATCTATTGATGATTTGACAACTCAGTCTAAGGCTAATAATAATCTTTCTTCAAATTTAGAAGATTCGCCAGATTTTTTATCTCAGAGTATTAGTGATCTTGGAGTGGCTGATATTCCTCCTAAAGAAGTTCCTAAAGATCTTCCTGTTAATGCTGAGTCTTATGACATTACAGGTTTGATGGGAAGGTTAGTTCCTAAGGTTGCAGAGAAGCCTCCAGTTCCAGCCACGAGAAAGGGATTGGTTGAGACAACTTCTGAGGAAGATTTCTTTGCTCCTCCAGAACCTAAGTATGGCCCTAAGAGAAATATGCCTAAGGGATTTAAAGAAGTTGATATGCCTGAGCATTTTATTTCCAAGGATGATGAACGTTCTTTTGTTAGTAGTCTAGTTGATAATGTTCATAGGTTATTTACTTCTAAGGCTGAAGAGTTAGCCAAAGCAACCTTTCAAATATCCCTAGCAAATGATATGGGAGTTAGACCTTCTGATATTAGTCCTGATTTGTTAGATGCTTTTAAAGCTGGGTATGGAGGAAGTATATTTGGTCTTATTAGTCAGATTGAGAGAGAGACTAAGTATCCTAAAACTCCAATCCCAGAACATCTAAATGCAGCTCAGATAGCTTCTAGTGGATTTGGGTCAGTTGCTGGAGATATACTTCCTTTCATGGCTTTCTCTAGAGCTGGTGTAGATCCTGTAAGTCAGATGATGGCAGGTTTTGCAGGGACTCAAGGATTGAGAGCTTACTATGCACATAAGCTTGATAAGGGAGAAGTTAGTTCTCCTAGGGAATTTGTAGATGTGTTAAAGGGAGTTGTTCCAGAAACATTAAAGGGTGCAGCTACTGGTACAGCAACAGGGTGGGCTGGAAAAGTAGCCGCTCCATTAGGGCCTATGTCTAAGGTAGGTGCTGAAGCTGTAGCAATGACAACTGTAGGTTCTATAGTCGAAGGTCAATTTCCTACAATACAAGACTTTGTTAATAGTGCTATATTGTTAGTAGGTATTCATAACATTGCTAAGGCTCCAGCTGTAGCAGGTAAGATTAAAACTATGTGGGTTAAGACTGGAAGGAAGCCTGCTGATATAATTGAAGATGCAAAAGTAGATCCTAAGGTGGCTGAAGTTATTCTCAATGATGGAGATATACCAGAGGATGTTATTGCTAAGGCACAAGCAAAGGTTGATGTGGCTGAAAAGATTCAGGCTGAGTTGGCTATTAAGGCTGAGCTGGCTAAGAAAGAAACTAATCCAGAGGAGATAGTTAAAAAGGAACTTGCTATTAAAGGAAAAAAGGTTCAGGAAATTAAAAGTGGAAAGAAAGGTTTCTTTGAAGATCCTTTTGGTAATCAAGCTGAGATTGACATAATTACAGAAGCAAGTGTAAAGAAAGGTTTATCAGAATTTAAAAAAGCTAGAAGATCAGATCCTATAATAATGACAAAGGAAGAAGCTAAAAAAAGAGGCTTATATGAATCAGATGAGCCAGTTGAAACTGGTATTGATATGCTTGAACAGAGTATAGAGGATATAAAACCTGGAACGATAAATAAGCCAGCAAAGAAAGTTGCGAAGAAAACTAAAAAAATCTCTTCACCTGAACCTATTACCGACCTCGACCTCCAAACAGGAACACCTCTACCTAAAGAACTCTCTACACAAGCACATCCTTTTCGTGATAAGAATGTTGAGCATACTAACACCATGCGAAAGATAATGCAGGAAAAGGTTAATAAAGTAGATGCCTCCCCTGAATTATTTACTCAGTATTTAATTAATGAAGTCAATCGTTATCTCAATGGTGAAGATGTTAATATTGAAAAGGTTAGATTTGGTCTTAGTGAAGTAGCATCAAGAGCTGATAATCTTCGTCTAAAGTTTGATAACCCAGAAGATTTTGACGTTTGGAGGAATACAGCGAAGGCTGCAGCACAGTGGGCGAGAGGAGCAGATCGTTTAATTGATAAACGAACTGGTGGCTCTAATCTCTACATGGGAGTAGATCCTACTCAAATTAAACGCCTCTTTAAAGGTTTTCATGGAACAAGTAGTAAATATATTAAGCCTGCAGAAATAGTTGGAAAATATCTCGAGCCTAAATCCCTAAAAAGAATAATTGAAGATGTATTAGATGAGGTAGGATTGAAAGGTAATGATAGAGATAAAGCAAGACAGCAGATATATAAAGATAGTTACTTTGAACATTCAATAAAAGGTAGAGAGGGCTCTAGATCTTTTGATAAAGGAGAGGTATATATTACTAATGATTTTGAGTCAGCTTCTGAATATGCACAGTGGGCAGGAGAAGCTTATGATAATGCGTTGTCGGCCTTGATAGACGATTCAATTATAGGAAAGAAAGCTAAAGAAATCTATGAGGAAAATAGAGAGGCTACTCCTTATATATTAGAGCTTAATTATAATCAGCCATTTAAAAAAGGCGATAATATTAGTGAGACTCCTATACAGGTTACTGGTGTTTATGATGCTGGCGGAGTTAAACTATATTCAGGTCTTGATGCTCCTGAAGCTACGAGGAAGATTATTGCAGGTGCTAAAGCACTTGCTGCTTATACAGCCAAAGCAAGAGGAATGAAAGATTGGAAGGTAGGAGCAGCCGCTGATAGTATTAGAGAAGAGTTGATTCGTTCTGGAGTTGATCGCTCTGGAAATATTCGTAAGAAGTTGCTTGATCAGCTTGGACAAGATGGATATGAAATTATTCAGAAGATGTATCTTTCCAAAGGTGCTTCTTCGTTAGCTGCTCAGCAACTTAAACAAATGAGAAAAGAGGTCTATGAAGGACTTAACAAAAACGATAAGAGAATTCTTGATAACTTAATCTTAGCTGATCGAATGCTTGATATTGGAAAATATAAAACAGCATCACAATTTAAATTTCCTGAAGGGCTAAGCCCAACTGAATCAGCCGCTTATAATGAACTCTTTCAATTCACTGAAAAGATTACACCTGAAAAAGCTGACTTATTAAAACAAAAAGCTCAAGCATATTTTGAGTGGATGAAGAGACCATTAAAAGATATGTTAGATGCTGAGTTAATTACTCAAGAAGAATATGATGCTCTAGCATCTCACAACTACCGCCGACTCAAACTTGTTGATGTCTTTGATAAACGCTATCAGACAAAGGTTGGAAAGACCAAACGAACTGTATATGATTCAGGTGTTGAATCACTTTCTCATGGTCGTGAGACTGATGTATTTGAGCCGAGTTCAGAAGTCATGGCTCTTGAAGTTTTCAATAGGGCTTATGGTCGTATACTTAATAATGCAGCTAATAAAACATTACTTGATTTAGCAAGAGAGCAGAAAGATAATCCTTTTGTTAAGATTAAAGAGAACAAAGATGACCATATTCCTTCTGGATGGGACAGAGTATTTGTCTATGATAAAGGTGAAAGAAAGGCACTTTACCTTTCACCTGAGATGACTAAGGAATGGATTACTAATAATCCTGAGATGAGTTATAAGATGAGCCAGTTCATTCGCTATGCTTCAGGCGCTCCAGTGTTAAGAACCTTTGCAACTGGAATAGATTGGGGATTTGCTCTTGCTAATTTACCAAGAGATATAATGCATACTTGGTTCGCTGCTAGAGTATTTGAGAATGGTAAATGGAAATCTATATATAGTTCTAACACGCCAATATTTAGTATGCAGATGGCAGCTGACCAGGCTGCAGTATTTTCAGATGCCTTGTTAAGAAAAGGTCGTTATATTGACTATATTAAAGAAGGCGGTGGAATGGAGTTCTTAGTCCACCAAGGTAGAATAATGCAGAGAGGTCGTCACCTTGAAGGTAATTTAGATCAAGTTCAAGATTTCCTAGGTTACTTTGGTGAGACTACTGAGATTATGACAAGGTTAGCAATTAGAGAAAGGGTTATTAAGAGAAGGGCAGCTGAGCGAGGGATATCTTATAAGGAAGCTTCAAAGAATAAGAAGATAACTCAAGAGGCTACATTTGCTGCTAGAGACTATATGGACTTTGGTCAAGGTGGAGGAGTTTCAAAGGCCCTTGATAATGGAATACCTTATCTTAATGCTTCTATTCAGGGTATGAGAGGAGTACTTAGAGCATTTAAAGATAATCCGGTTCAGTCGACATATAAAGTTGCTCAATTCGCTGCATTTGTAACTGGCATTTACATTGCTAATAATCAACTTCATCCAGAGACTATGAAGGCACTAAAGGGAAATGCTAGTTTACAGAATAATTTTATTATTCCAATCGGCGATTCTTTTGGTTTCTTAGATGAAAAAGGACAGAAGAGATACCCATTTATTAAGATACCACTTGACCAAGAGTTAAGATTCTTTAAAGCTATATTTGAAGCTTCTACGGACAAGTGGTTAGGAAATGAAGTAGATGTTAATACACTTACTAATACATTAACTAATCTTTCACCAGTTGGGATATCATCACTTCCGCCGACAGCAAGTGGAACACTTGGCTATATGACCAATAAGAACTTCTGGCAGAATGAAGATATATGGAAGAAGACTGACAAATCTCTAGGATGGCCTAATAGTAAAGAAGAATACATTCCAGGACAAACACCTCAAGGATTTATAGATTTTGGTGCGGCTACTGGAATGTCTCCTGAGAGAACTAAATATGCAGTACAACAACTTGTTACCAGTGGTTCATTATGGTCGCAGTTGGTAGGTGCAGGATATGAGAAAGTATTTGGAGATCTTCCTAATGATAAGAAAGAAATGCATCTAGCTGAGACATTATCAAAGATGCCAGTTATTAATAGGTTCTTCGGAATTACTAATCCTTATTCTCAATACGCTGAATCTATTAAAGATGTTAGAGAAGAGGCTGTAATGAAGAGATGGATTGAAAATAGGGGCCTTGATGCTAAAGTCGAATCTTATCTTTATGAAGATGGAAAAAAGTCTGATGTTGTAGATTATATTAAGAAGACTTCAAAAGATTTATCTACTGAAGAAAGATTACAAAATAGATTTGAATTTCAAGAGAAGATCAAAGGACTTTCAAATAGATCTTTTTGGTTAGCATTGAAGGGAATACCTGATACTGATGCAAGAGCAGAGTTATATGTTAAGCGTCTAAATGAAGCTACTCCTGAAGAGAGAAATCAGCTAAGAAAAGAAGAGGCAATAATAGAAGAAGCTGGAGGAATTATCTCTGATGAATTTAGAGAAGCTGTAATGAGTATTAGATATAAACAATAAGATTGTTTATTGATTAAACGATCTTATTTTTCAAAGCCTAGGATATGTAAGGTGATACCTTGTCCTGGGCTTTTTATTACCTTTATTAAATTCATAGCTTCCATTGTAGTAATTACTCTATCCATTTCAAACTTATCCATATCGCCCTCAAAATAACGAGCGAATTGAAATAGGGGTACGTCAGGAACTTGACTATTAGATATAAATGTTATAGCATCATTGATAAGATCTGAAGTATTTGAGCGTCCCATGCCTTTAAATACCTTACCCATTTTAATCTCGACCTCAGCTAAAAGTTCAATAGCCCTTTCAATATCTACTGATGTCATTATCATCTCATCAGAATGTGAAGCACAACATACCATAGATAATGTTATTAGATGTTTTCTACGTCGTCCACAATAACCATCAAACTTTTTGTCTTGGAAGGGACGATGGGAGTCTGCGTAGTAACACCAGTCTGAATAAACCTTGAGAAATCCTTCTGTGTATTGCATAATTCCACTAAGTTGATTGATTGCCTCAAGATCATACACAAGCTTCTGTTGTAGCTGCACTTCTCGTTCAGTCTTTGTAGGCACGACAACCAGTTTTCCACGTCTCTCTTCAACAACAAAAATGATTCTTGAGGTAAGACCACCACCGATTGATTCGATAGGAAGAGATGCCTGAATAGCATCGGGTGTTGTTCCAGCAAATAAGTTAACCCACACTCCAACGACCTCTTCTTTTTTTCTTGCAATAGTTTCATATGTCCACCTATTATGGCAGTCGTACCACTCACATAGAGCGGCAATTAATTCTTGGTTGTGGTAACCTAAGAAGACAGTAAACTCAGTAGAGAAAATTGTAAGGGATGAGTGGTAAGTTTGTTCACCTGTCTCCACATTTACATCGGTTAGGTTTGTGTCCTTCATCCGCCGTATCAAAGCTTGTAATGAGGTAGCCTGAGCACTTAGGCGAATAGTTGGAATTTGTTCTATTATATCAGAAGCAAATTTCATTGCAGTTCCTTTGCCAGTAGCAGAAGGACCTACAAGAACTATATAAAGATTAGGATAAAAGGTTAATGATAAACCAAGTTCGACCCTAACCTTTCGTTGAAGTGCAGCAGCTATTGCTGATATGCCAGCCCACTTACGAAATAAGTATGGAGGTTCAGAATTTTCAGTCAGTTCCATAAAACCATCTATCCAGTCAGGAAGATTACGTGCCATTCGAGATTCCTTATTTAATTATTGTTGGGAGTAGTTTTTTACTCCTAAGTTCATAATAAGTAAGCTGTAATTTATCAGCTAATTTCTCTGTGTCATTTGGAATATCTTTACTTTTTATCTCAGCCATATTATCCTTACACATATCAAAGCCAATAGATAAATCAGCAGGTGTTGGAATCTCTCTCTCATGCCAAATTAAAGGAGTTTCAAATGATTCCTTAATACGAAGAAGAATCTTAGCATGTTCAATCCAAGGTAGAGATAAAGGAACCTGAAATACAATAGAGTCATGAACTTGAGCAAGAAGTTCAACATCTTTATAATGTATTTGGTCGTAAAAGATATGTTCAATACCTTGCTCATTAACTTTATCAGCACAAGTAGATTGTGCAAAGTGGGCATATGCTGAACGAAAAGTTTCAACACAAGCATGACGAGGTACATTAGGATAAGACTCGTGAACAGGACCTAAGAACAATCTGTTTCGACCAAATAGATTTGTTATAGTCCTTGTTGTTTTTAACATATCCTGAATCATAGCATGATAGCCATCTCTTATTTGTGGGTATCCTTGATGAATCTCTTCAAGTGTTCGCTTAGCTTCAGCCTCAGTAATCTCATTAACGAGAGCGAATTTTTTATAGGATTCATCATAGTTAATTCCATGATTTCCTTTCTTACCCCAATACCTTTCTGATTGTCTACCATCACCAAGTGAAGATGAGCCATCTACTTTCGAGACTTGGCTGTATGGTTTGTGAAAGATGATTGAAGCAGTCAATGTATGAAGATCTATTCCTTGCTCGAAGGCTTCGATTTGAGCAAGGACTCCACCGGTATAGGCGACGATTCTATTTTCAATTTGACTAAGATCGAAGGAGTATCCAATATATCCTTCGTCAAAGAGAAAGAATCTAAGTAAGTCATGAGGCCAGTTTTGCTGATTACCTCCAGTACCAAAGATTGTTTCGCCACTTGAGAGTCTTCCTGTATCCGCCCCGACAGGTTTATACGAACTACGATATCGTCCATCTTTATCCACTTTCCCTATATTGAGATAAGTTGAGATACGTTTTGAAAGACTTCGTATATCAAGCATAATACGAGCGGCTTCAGAAGCTTTTCCTTCTTGACGAACTAATCGTTTCAAAGCATCTACGTCGATTGAGTCATTATATTGGCCTTGAGCATTCTTCTTCTTATATGCTTTGTAGCCAAGTTCCTTGTAGAAATATTCCATTAGTTGTTTAGGGCTATTAGGATTAATGTCTCGGCCAACTATTGATTTTAACTCAGCTGACTTTTCATTTAAGATTGATGTCTGCTCTTTCTCATATTCCATCATACCATTAACATCTATTCTAATTCCACGCTCTCCCATATAAAGAAGAGGTTTGATTAGTTTTCTCTGCCGTTCGTAAGTTATTTCATTATGCTGTTTTTTTAATGTTTCGATTTGCTTAGGTATAGAATCAACAGGAACCAAAGCATCAATTCCATTATAGTTCCACCACTGTTCCCATGTACCAAGACCCATTTTCATCCACTGTTTCCCATCTTGTTTATAATAAGGAATGTCAGTGTACATAGTTGTTACAGCATCAAGTCCGGCAGGAAAATCTGGATATGCAATCTTCTGTGCAATCTGTGTACAATGAAGAGAGCCACGTGGAACTATCCCATACTTATGAAATAAAAATTGAGTGTCAAAGATAAATGAAGCACCGACTTTTTGAATATCTTCATCTTGAATAATATGAGCAACACCTCTCATAATTGAAAGCTCTTCTTCGACCGTAAAATAATCTCCATTGGAATATCTAAAGGGAATACAGATTGCTTCTGTCGCTGACCAAGATAATCCAATACAGTCTACTTCCCCATTAATAACCTCAATGTCAATACCTATGACTTGTCCAAGTTTTCCAACTCTGTAACAGTTACGTAAGGTAGATAAGGCCTGATTAAAGTCTGGCTTAGTGTGTACTTCTCTGGGTAACTGCCTAAACTCTTTAAATGTTGATTCATATTTAGCCTTTATTAAATCCTCACAAATAATAGGCTTGTTAAGAAAATTAAATTTTGGAGGGATGAAAGTAGCAGGATGAAAAGTAGGGATTACTTTTAAGCCTGGAACGAGAGTCGATTCAATAACTGAACCTCGCCATTTTGTAATACCTACTCTATTACACAATGCGAGTAGAGCAATATTACCAAACGCTACAATGATATTGAGATCTAACGCTCGAAGTTCTTCACCAAGTTCATTAATATATTCAAGGCCTTCAGGTGAGATAGTCCACTTTCCACGAGTATCTAAGTTGATATAATAGGAAAGTGGTTTATCAAGGTCTTTTATTACATTAGTAAGATACATCTCACGCCGAGGAATCTTAACCATTGCAAGACATTCATCAAGGCCTTGTCCGGCAGGCCCTATAAATGGACGAGGAGGACGTGCCCTAACTTCCTGATAGCCAGGCTGTTCACCGCAGCCTGCTATTTTAGCGTCAAGAGGGCCTGAAGGATATACGTAAGTCTGTCGCATCTTAACTCCTTAGATTGTTTAATTATTAAACGAACTAACCCAATGAATTAGCTTTAACTAAGAATGAATCTCTATAACTCTTTGTTAAGTCAAATGCTATAGAAGTCATCCCACTTTGGTGCGCTGCTATTATTCCATTACCTGAACCAGCAAAGGGAATAAGTACACGAGAACCTGGAAAAGCAAAAGTTTCATATATATCTTTCATTAATTCTATTGGACGCTCAGTTGGGTGGCTCTTTGATTGCGAAGGAACAGTGGAATAGTTAAATACATTACCTCCACGTTGACGAGCTATTGCAGGCCTACCTTTCCAAGCATAGAAAAACATTTCGTAAGCGTTTGGTAATTTTATTTCAGGTCGCTTTGTCTGTCCCGAAGGTTTAACCCAGATAGGGCACATGCGAGTGGTTTCAAATCCTGCTCCTATTATAGCTTGATACATCTGTTCAAACCAAGGCTCAGGGCCGAACCAACATAGTAACCAAGAATGGTCAGCCATGACTCGATAACATTCTCTAAGTAGTGTTTTCATTCCCTTCCAATTTCCATTAGAGTCTCCATCTATATAAACATTAGCAGGAACCTCATTATACTCGTCCTTTAGGTATTGAGACTCACCTTCGGCTTTCTTCTGTTTCATAATATCTATTGCATAGGGAGGGTCTATTTCAACAAGATGAAATACTCCGGCAGGAATTTTCTTTATTCCTTCAAAACAACTCTCAATAATATAGGATTTAGCAAGCTGAGCAAGAGAAGATGATGTATTGTTCTTGTTACTTGTTTCAATCTGTTTAGCTATCGCTTGTTTAACAACAGCTTCATCCATCTTCTTAATCATCTTGAGAGCGTCAGCGGCAGTCTTACAGCTATCAAATACTTCTGGTAATGCTTCACGTAACTCAGCTCGTTTGATTGCTTGAGAGATAGTCGCTTTTGATACTCCTCCAATCATTTCGCCTGTGTCACCCATAGACCAGCCAGCCTGGCCAGGGCCTGGTGATACTGTACCATGAAGTGTTTCTTGCATTCTATGGATTTCAAGAGTAAGTTTGTCAAGTTCCCAGAACTCCATATCTTTACGGAAGAAGTTTTCAGACTTCTCAATAATCTTCATTTCGAGATCGGAGAGGTCTTGATCGTAGATACGGGCTGGAATTTCAGGTACTTGATTTCGGCTGAGGACTGTGAATCGCCGCTCACCAGCGAGAAGTAAAAATGTCCCATTTTTTAGGTCTTTAACTGCTAATGGAGATATAAGTCCACTCTCTTTCATATTGAGCTCTAGTGCATTAAGGTCTCCCATGTCCTCACGGGCTCGATCTTCAGCGATGATTACAGATGAAATAGGAATCATTCCTACACGGCCTACTGAGATGGTCATTTATTTCCTCCTAACAATTTTAATAATTCAGCCGCTACTTCTGGACTCACAGCAGCTGTAACTTTCTTCGTCGTCTGTTTGAGCGTTTCCTTCTTAGGTTTCTTATCAGGGACACGTCGACTTAGTCGTATCTGACGAAGTGTGTCGATAGCTTCATCATTAGACATATCGATGATAGATGTAAAGCCTAAGGAATCAAGATCAGCCATTACTTGCCTCCCTTCTTAACCTTAGTTCTCTCTGCCAATGCAACCATGATGCCTTTCAAGATTACAGATTCTGACATTAGCAAACCAGTAGTCATACCGGCATCGACTTCGATAGCATCTAAAACATCATCAAGAATCTTTCCAAAGATAGCTTTACGAAGTCCGTATTGGGTTAATAGTTTATTAGCTCTAAGCATCTGTGTTTCAGAAATCTCAAATGAAAAACGGGGTTTGTAGTCAGCATTTACATCTGTCATAATTATTCTCCTTTATTATAGATTTTCATAGTTCAAATCTCCTTATTTTTATATTAGATATAGTAACCTTCTTTACATAGATAAACAGGTGCACGTAGAATCTTTGATACAGATGTCTGATCTATATTATATTTTCTTGCTTTCTCTTCTTGTGTCATACCAGTTAACTTTCTAAGCTCTAAGATTTCATGACTGAATAACTTAGATTTTGAGGCATCTTGATAAGGTTTCTTTGGATTCCTTTCTTCTCTATCGCAAGCATTATCAGAAGGAGTCCCACAATAAATATGTTTAGGGTTGCAGCATTTTCTATTATCGCACCTATGCAGTATATACATACCATATGGAACTTTATTCGTATTATTATCTATCATCCAAGAAAATGTATGAGTTCCTAATGTTCTATAATCAACAGATATAACACCATACCCTCTACCACTAAGGGCACCAAACCAGTCCCAACAATCATCAGGGCCTAGTATATTAACTTTCTTCCAAAGCCTATTTATATCAGAAGCTAAAATAATTAACTCAATCATAATTCAAATCTCCTAATAATTATTGAGGAATTTGAAATTAAATACTCTGTATGCTTGTCGTAGATAGCTATGTCATCAACAACTATTTCAACAATCCCTGCATTAATTAGCGCACCGAAGCAGTTTTTGCAGGGAATAATACAATTCATATATAGTGTTGTTCCAATAGTAGATGCACCCTTTCGAGCGGCATCTATTATCGCATTAGTTTCAGCGTGTTGAGCTGGACAAAGTTCCATGTGAGTGCCGGATTCATAATCTAATAACCTTCTTGGACAGGTATCAATTATGTCTTTTATTCCATAGATTTCTTTATAGTTTTTGTATGCAGTTAATAATGAAGCTATTGGTTTATCCTTCATAAATCTTTCTTGTCCACAATGAGGAATACCTCGTGAAGGGCCGTTGAAGCCAGTTGAGACTATCGAATGGTCCTTCACGAGGATAGCTCCAATGTGACGAGAGAGACAAGATGACTTAGATGCAACTGCAATACATATAGAATGAAAATAAGAATCCCACCTACAAACATTAGCTGTTATTGGCAGATCAGATTTTTCAATCTTGCCTCCACAAATAGCACATGTAATAAGATCTTTATTTACTGGTATTAATTTCCCAGGATAATATGTAGATGGGTCACAGTTTTTACAAGTCATCTTGCTTACTCCTTATTCGTTTTCTTCTTCAGCAATAGCTAAAGTAATATCGAGATAGTTTTGAACATCGGAGATAAGTTCACGAAGAAGTTTTATATCTCCAGCCTTTGGATGTGTTCCATCTGCCATGTCGATAATGTCTGTGAATTGCTTTGTGCATAGATCAATAGCGGCTGACATGTTAGAACATTTTCTCGTCTTTGCCATTCGTTTAAATTGACCAAGACGATCTCCGTCACCTTTCATACGATTCTTTATTGGGTTACAAAGAATTCTTTTTCGTCTGAGGTGTTGAGTATCAACGAAGTTTATAAAGGTTTCTGTATTCATAAAATACTCCTTTGATTTATAAAGGAGACCGGCTATACATACTCAACTATCTATACCCCTATAGCGTTGTTAAGAAGTATAGTTTCCGGTCTCCAGTTAATGAGATCGTTTATAAATTAAACGAACTTAGAATGGGGCTCCTTCTACTGTAGGCATTGCCGGTGCTTTATTCGGAGCCAGATACTTCTGAACGATGTTCTGTTCTCCATACTCTTCTGACTTCTTAATGCCTACAATGAGCCAGCCTTCTTTGCCAAGCAAATCATCTTCGATATCGAAGGGTCGGCTGAAGTCAATATTAAATGCTTCGGCAAAGGTACGGAAATGTCTCAATGCACTGTTGGCTGTTTTTTCTGAGACTGATCTGAGTGCTTCAAAGTCTACCAAATCCCAGAAGAAATCACTGAACTCTTTTACGAGCGGCTCATCAGGAGTGTCGAAGACTACTGAAAAATAAGAAATACCATAATAGTCACTATCTTCTTTTTCGGAAGCTCCTGTACGCACAGCGATGATTCTGGCTTTGACCTCTGTCCCTTTCTTAAGAGTTGTTGGTTCGGGAGCATTTTTAATCTCCCCTTCAAGTTTACTGTAATCTGCTAATGACATCTTTTTTCCTCCTTATTTGGTTTGTTGTTAGGTTATTAAGTTACTCTTTTACACCTTTTACTTTTCTTCCTTATTCAATAACTGTTTAGCATCAAAAATTTCTTTGTCTTTAATTTTCTTTGCTAAACAAGCATCGCAGATATAGTCTGTTGTAGTGTTATATTCATTAATATAAGAATACTTATGAGGATATTCCCTTTCGCCGCAAGTATCTATTCCAAAGACACCTTTACAAATACAGCAGTTGGTAAGGATTTCTTTTGTATCTCTATCGTAAACAGAGAAAGAACCATTACCATCTCCATATCGCAAACCTGTTTCACTTATATTGATATCACAACCTTTTGTAAAATCTTGTAAAGCTTTGTTTCGTTCTTCAATTGAGATAAATTCAATCCCTACATTGCCAATTCTTAATCCATACTTTTTCATTCTTTTCTCCTTTTATTAAGTTGTTATTAGTTTTGGTTTATCCTGAGCATCAAACCCTGCTTTCTTCAACAATGCTTTAATATCTGGTGGTTCAATAGCATTGAGTAATCCCTTTGATTTTAATCTCGAACGTGCTATGTATTCACCTAATGAGTCGATGAGCATTTCACGCTTGACGCCATCCCTATCATTCTTTCCAGTGATAACATAAATCTCATCGAAGAGAAGAGGAATAGTAACAACTGCATTACCAGTGGTATAGAAGCGAAATTTAACTTCCTCACGAACAATTCCAGTCTTAGTATCAGCTGAAAGAACTTTTCTTATTTCACGTAAGTGACCAGTTAAAATAAAATCACAGGGGAGGTTCATTAACTTACGAAAATAGTTTGTCATTTCGGTTTTTTGAGGTTGATAGTCGTGACGCATTTGAGGAGCTTCACCGGCCCTATTTTTATTATTAAGACCATAGTTCATTACTGCTATGCCGAAGGTAGTTGCTGAATCAAGGCAGTAGGTTCCAAACTGATTATAATAACCTATTGAAAATCTCACATCAGTTGCCTTTTTCCAGTCGGCATAGGCTTTTGGATTGAAAGGGTCATCATCTTCATAGCGTGTATCGGCGACTATATCACCTGAAGTGATTAAGTCACGAAGGCCTTTTGTTCCACCAGGGTCGAAAGAATCTATGTGAACAGGTCGGCGAGCAGTACGAAGTAGAAAGGTTTTACCAGCATTGGTTTCACCAGTTACTAAAGCACTGAAGCGTTTTTGGAGAGGGTCTCCAGCATAAAATTTACGAACTCGAGCGAGTTCAGCTGCTGCATCGTAAGCCATTTATTTACTCCTTCCATTTACTTTTAGATATTTTTTCGTCTAACATTAATAGTCCAGTAGCGATTCTTGTAATAAGTCCATCATCTTCACCATCGAGAAGATCTTTCATAAAATCTCTATTCGCTAATGAGAATACTGAAGAAGCGCCACGGACTCTTTTAATCATCCAGTTACGTTTTATAGCCCATGTTTTACGCTTTGAGTGAGGCTTTGTATTATATCTTTTTCTTATTGTCATATTATAAACCTCAAATCTTTTTTTACTGTGGCTTCTCGTTCAGCAGGATTCCAGAACTTCTGAATATAACCAAGAGGAGGTTCGTGGCATCTTCGTAATGGATTCTGCCATGCTAAGCAATAGTCATGAAACTCACAACCTCGATAGTCATTACAAGCTTTAGGATTTTGACGGAAGGCCATTAGAACATCATCATTTTCAGTACAATATGATAGCCTGTTCATGTCCCTATCAAGTTCATCAAGGATTGTATTGACTAGCCAAAGCCAAGTGTTCATTTGCTCAGGGCTTTTATAAGCTGGAATACGTCTTGTTGTGGCATAATAACCAGCCGGACGATTAACACTTCCTTTCTTAAGATACTCAAAACCAGTCTTGTCAAACTCAACACCAAGAACTTGATCAACAGGGAACATACAATACAAGCAATGTGTATAAGTACCATTTTGAATAGAGAGAAATAAATCTCTATCCCAACGAGTATCATGTATCCACTTACCTGAAGTTGTTTTATGATCCCACGAAAAGACCATTCCACTTTCTTTATTTCTCATAATAGAATCCATTCGATAGTGAAGAACACGCTTTTCGTCAACAGGAACAGTTCCAGCTATTTCAGTCATCTTCATTCCATTGAGTTCAACTACTTCATTGTCAATGAGATCACGAGAATAGTTGTTGGCAAACTGTGTAATAGCATTCATTATGGCAGTTGGTGTCTTTGGTAAATATAAAGAATCTGTCTCTGGCGGAAACTCTTTCCTATATACATTAAGGAAGGACTCGTAAGCACCTTGTATATCATCGTAGCCGAATAATAGTTGGTGCTCACGAGCATGGTGAAAGGCATCTCCGAAGACTAAATCATGCTCAGGAACGTCCAAAGACCATCCAAGCATATAATGGTAGAAGTAATAACGAGGACAGCGAATGTAGTCGTCGAGTTTGGATGAATCTTTTATTTCCCATGAAGGGTGTTCAGGAATAGGAAAGGTCATCTTTTGCTCCTTTC